AAGGTTATGTTGTGACAGAGAGTGTTAACTATGAAGGAGAGAAAAATGCAGAGTAAAGTAAAAATCATTAAGACAAATGATGGGTTCATGGTAGAGCTCCCCAATGGCGACTACCTTGAGGACGCACACGGGGACAACCTGTGGGACACCGAGGCACAAGCCGAGGAAGTTGTTGCCCTGAACTATGTCGACCTCAGGAACTACATTGACTACGGCAGGAAGCACAACACGCTGTTGGAAGCGCTTGCCTTGCTCGACAAGGCGACAACCCTCATCTACAACATGGAGGGCGATACATACCAACAAGCGTATGAGAAGTTGGAAGAAGTCATTAGCCAGTTAAAGGGAGAAGCAAAATGAAAAGATGGAGAGGCACATTAGTTGTGTCATACACACAAGAGATTGAGGTCGATGCCGACACGCAAGCAGAGGCAGAGGACTTGATGAGGGACGCATTTGACCCGACGCGTTGCTACAACACCGCTGAATGTCAGGCATACGATGTAGAAGAAATGGAGGTAACTAAATGAACTTAATTAAACGAGCAATGCTTGAGTACTGGGGCGAGCGATGCGAGGACTACGAAGAGGGGTGCGTAGTGTGTGACGCATGGCGTGAGTACGACAACCTAGTGACGGACAACAAGGTGACCAACAACTTGTTTCTGGAAGAGATGGTGCTACGCAACGCGCCTCCGCTTGACCCTGCAATCCGCAACGCAATCAGCAAACTAATAGTAGAAGGGAAGATACATGATGTCGATAACAAAAGTAGATAAGCCAACAAAGAAAGAATGGATGCGGTGGGCTAAGAACAATGAGTTCATCTACAAACCCAAGCCGTTCAAGTTCAGACCCCCACGCATCAAGCCTATCAAAGAGGACGACTACCAACTGCTTGACTTCCTGATGTGCCTTGCGGCATACGACTTGAAGGGTTTCACATCGTCCGAGTTCACGGCGGGTAGTCTCAGCTACCTACTACGCACCTATGGCGAAAGCTTCACGCTCATGGGACACAACATCTACAAGTACCACTTAACGGAGATACGTCATGCACACGCTTTGGCAAAAACTTGAACGCGCGGTGGTCTTACTGGCCATCATTGTCTTAATCCTTGACTTGTTCTATTGGAGAGGAGGGTAATACAGGGATCGGTCATCCCTGCTTTTTTCGTTTATTTTTAACTCGCGGACAAAACGTCCGCAACTTTTTGGAGATTTATCATGGAACAAACAGTTCAAACCACACAACCCGAAGTCACTCAACCTACATCTGCGCTGTTCGCCACGCTCATGGCGCTCGTTGAGAACCACATCCGCGACATCGTGACAACACAAGTCAACGAGATACTCATGAACCACCGCACCATGCGACTTATTGACGAGGGCTTCATCTCGCGAGTCCAAGAGATCGCCAAGGATGTCGCAGAGAACGTGGTCAGTACGCACGTCGACGACGAGTATCACATTAGTGAGGACGCCATCAACGACATTGCAACAAGTGCGGTGGAGGACCACGACTTCGACAGTCAGATCAGCGACGCGGTCAACGATGCAATCAACGACTTCGACTTCACAGATGTCATCACAGCGTCCATCAAGGACAACATAACCTTTACCGCAACCATCAACGTGGACTAACACCATGGACACAATGCAAATACAGGTCTACGAGTTCGACGAACTCCCACACAACGTCAAGTACCACGCTATCGCGGAGTATGGCCAACCACCCGATGATTGGCATGACGAGATCATCCAACGCGCTAAAGAGGAGGGCCCCGAAAGGGGCTTCAACCTCAACGAGGTACAGTTCAGCGGCTTTCACTCACAAGGTGACGGCGCGTCATGGACTGGGTTTGTCGATCTTGCAACATTCATCGTGTACCACAACGCGCCTGATGCCAAAGACTACGCGCAGTATGTAGTGCTTGCAGAACTAATCAAAGATGGGTGGTGTGAGGGTCATGTGGTGATAAGTAGGAACGGCTTCTACTACAACCATAGTGGCACGATGCGTAGCGATGGCATAGACGATCGTATCCACTACGCAGACGACGACTCGGTGATGGACAGAGGTATCTTGGAGGGCGCTAACGTCAAAGAGCTAGCCAAGTCCATCGACACCAACTACCTGCTCAATGAACTCGACGATTGGCTGTTGGGTAAAGCGCAGAAGTATGCGGATGAAATCTTTGAGAAGTTGAGGGAAGAGTACGACTCGTACACAAGCGAGGAGTACTTCAAAGACCTGTGCGACATCAACGGATGGCGCTTCGATAAACGTGGCATCTTAATCAACGAGGAGTAATCATGGGATATAGATCAGAGGTAGCGTATGTCATCAAGTTCGATGACATTGAAACGCGCAACAACTTCGTAACGCTTATGCTTGCGAAGAACGACAAGCACATCACGCAAGCGATCGAGGAGTGTGAGTATGGGTATGAGGATGACCCGATCATCACATTCGAAGCACAGGATGTTAAGTGGTACAAAAGCTACGACGATGTTCAAGCGCACCACGCAATGATGCGTGAGGCAGTACATATTTATGGAGAAGAGAAAGGAGGTAGGTTCAGGTTCATCGGCGTAGGCGAAGATGGACACGAAGAGTTCGACGAGGACGATAACGAGGGTGACTTGTATGAGTACATAACAACTGTACATGCAGTACAAACATCTTTCCCTTTAATCAAAGTATCAACAACACAGGAGTAATTATCATGGCATACGTATGCAGAAACTATCAAGAAGCAGAAGCTACATTCAACCTACGCGGACCAGTGCGCAGTAGCAAGTGGCAACCCAACGAGCGACCGCTTGACCCCAAGCCTGTGTCACATCACAGACTCATCGAGGGCGTTAACGATTACGGCAAGTACTTCGACGTCAAGCTGTACCAAACTATCATGGCGCGGTTCTACGAGCCCAAGGTAGAAGACGGCAAGCGCGTCGAGCGTAGGCTGTACATGGGTCACGGCTCACAGACAAGCAGGCAGTTCATGTCGCACACACTACGCGTTGAGTGTGGTGCCAACACATTGTGGAGTGACGGCGTGCATGCAGATGAGCGCACGATCATGCCGATCTATACCACGGGGTTCATGCGTGACGATGGTGTGATGTTTAGTTTGAATTCTTATTGGGTTGACGGCAACCTCGACACCACACGCTCACAACATACACCGCACTACCGACTAGTCGCGGACACCGATGTCCGCAAGTTTAAGCAACGTGTTGCCGCACACTTCGAGCCATACATCATGCTTGCACAGATGCGTATGCCTGAGTTCAAAGCTGAGTGCAAGATTGATCGGCGCTATGGTGTTAAGTTCGGTGGCGAGGGATACAACCGCGCCTACTACATGGCGATACAAGACATGTGGGATAGTGAAGTGCCGGAGCAACAAGACATTGATGTGTTCTTTGCAATGTGTCAGAAAGCCTACGACATCATCGCATCCAAGCGCGGTATGGAACAGGCCGACTTCCACATAGCAGGCACATGGTGGAACCGAACCAATGCGCCCGAGAGCACAGTCGACGACTTAGCCAAGCCCATTGAGATGGCTGAGTTCAGGCGTGCCATCCTCGACAGGATTAACAAATACGTTGGTAGCAACTCACTTAAGAAACCAGAGGAGGTGAAACAATTCCCTAAGTATTCTGAATACCCCCGTAGTAATATCCACACCTGACCCCGTCAGGGTTTCCGATAGGTTGTCAAGTCTTTGACAACCTATGCTATAATTTCTTTAAACAAAACAGGAGAAGCACTATGAGCTTTGAGAAGATGACTCTCAATCAGAGAGTCCAAGCCGCAAACATTGACTGTATGCGTCACCCTAAGTTCGCCTTGCTGTCAGGCGTCATCATGCTAGGTAAGAGCGAGGTGTCAGACAAGATACCTACTGCCGCTACCAATGGTCGTGACAAGAAGTATGGCGCTGACTTCATTGCCCCACTCACACGCAAGCAACTGCGCTACCTTGTTCTCCACGAGAACTTTCACGTTGCACTCAAGCATTGCATCTTGTTCAGAGAGTACGTGCGCAAGATGCCCAAGCTTACCAACGTAGCACAGGACTATGTGGTCAATGCACTCATCGAGGAACTTGACCCCGACTTCAAGTTTGTCGATCGTCCTACTGAGTCGTTGCTCATTGACCGCAAGTACTTCGGTTGGTCTTTCCCTCAAGTTCTCAACGACTTACTCAAGCAGGGCAAGAAGGAACCACAGAAGGGTGAGGGTAGTGACGATGGTAGTGGTGACTTCGATGAGCCCATCGACGCACACGAGGACGGCGAGTTCGATGACAACCCAGTCGAGCAAGAGAAGCTAGGCAAGCAGATCGACGATGCCAATCGTCAAGGCGAGATACTTGCACGCAAGCTCGCAGGCAAAGAGGGTGGTGGTCGTGACATCTTAGGCACAGCCAAGGAACGCACGACTGACTGGAAGCAAGCGCTTCAGGAATGGATTAGCTCTATCTCTGCGGGCGATGACAACTCACGCTTCTGTCCTCCCAACAAGCGCCTGCTTGCTTCGGGCTTCATCATGCCCTCGCACTTCACTGAGTCAGTCGGTGAGCTTATCCTCGCTGTCGATACATCGGGCTCTATGTATCCATACTATCGTCTGCTGTTCGGTGAGATCGCTCGCATCTGCAACATCACCAAGCCTGCGGGTGTGCGTGTGTTGTGGTGGGACACAGCCGTGTGCGGTGACCAATCATTCAAGCCTGCTGACTACGAACAGATCGCTACGCTCATGAACCCCAAGGGCGGTGGCGGTACTACTCCCGATGTTGTCGTTGACTACATTCGTGAGCACAAGATCGACGCTCGGGCAATCGTCTGGTTAACAGATGGTTACCTTGGTTGCGATACCCCTAGCACTCCTATGCCGTCCTTGTGGGGTGTGGTGGAGAACGAGTCATTCGTTCCTACTCACGGCAAAGTCCTGCGTATTTCTGTTTAACTTAATCTTTGGAGATCTTTATCATGAACAACTTTTTATCTACACAACAAGTATTGAACCTGATCGCTACTGTCGGTCACAAGCGCACAGTTATCGTGGAGGGTGAGAACGGCATCGGCAAGACTGCCTTGTTCCATCAACTCAAGCGCATGCCCCAGTTCGCTAACCACATCGCTGTTGACCCTATCGACTGCACGCAGTTGTCTGACGGCTCTGTGTGGATGCCTGACCTTGACCGCGAGAATGGCGTATCGCGTGAGTTACCCAACGAGCGCTTCGGTGTCAGCAAGTTCAATCAACGTGGCATCAATGGTGCCAAGCCAATCATGGTGTTCTTAGACGAGCTTGCCAAGTCACCACAGTTCATCAAGAATGTTCTTGCGCCTATCGTCTACGAGCAACGTGTTGGCAACTACCACTTCGTTGAGGGTAGCGTTGTGGTTGCCGCTACCAACCTAGCTATCGAGGGTCTTGGTGATTCCATTCAAGCTCACCTACGCAATCGTCTTGTGTTCGTCAAGATGCGCAAGCCTACGTCTGATGAGTGGGTCAAGTGGGCTACTGACAATGGCGTCAATCCAATGGTGATCGCGTTCGTTAGCAACGAGCCACGTGTTATGCAATCATTCATGGACTACGAGAAGGGCGGTATGTTTGAGGGCAAGGACTTGTCCAAGGACAACGGCTTCATCTTCAACCCCAAGTCTATGCAACTTGCATACGCTACGCCTCGCTCACTCGTTGCCGCTAGCGACATCCTCAACACAGGTCTTGGCGTTCTCGACGACGACACACTTGAGGCCGCACTCGTTGGTACTGTCGGTGCTACTACTGCACAGGCATTGTCATCGTTCATTCGCTTCGGTCGTGAGATCTGCGAGTACTCACGTGTCATCAAGTCACCAGACACAGCACCGCTGTCTGACAACCCTACGGCGCAACTCATTCAGGTGTTCCAGTTCGTGACCCGTGTGGCCGATCGCACCGAGGCTGAGGCTATCGTCAAGTACGTGTGGCGTATGCGCGCAGAGATGCAGTCGATCTTCTGCAACACAGTAGCAACAAGTCAGCGTGTGGCTATGTTCGCTACGATCAATGAGTTCGGTCGCATGTTGGCCGATCACAAAATCTTTTTCTCAACCAAGTAATCACAAGGAGTCTTTATCATGACAACAACTACACCACGCCATAACCTCGACACATGCGCAATGCTTGTGGAGTTCAACGCTTCTGTGTGGACAGCACGCAAGCTAGACAAGTCAACCACCGATGAGGTGGTGGCAAGCAAGAACGCGGGGGCTAAAGATGCCGCCCGTGTTAACAAGCACCTGCTCGCAGGTCGCACCGAGTTGGACATCATCCAACAAGCGGTCGGTCGCGCACGTCAGTTCGTGTACGACAACACAGCACCTTGGTCTGACTCAGGCTTACGCCTCTTACCTACTGTCAACTTCATGAAGTTCACTGAGCGCATGAATGACTTCGAGGAAGAGATGGAGGCATTGGTCAAGTCCTTCGTTGCGATCTACCCTACGCTTATCACAGCGCAGGCTCTTGCTCTTGGCGATATGTTCAAGAGAGATGACTACCCCACCGCTAATGAGATCATGACTAAGTTCTCATTCCGCGTTAACTACATGCCAGTCCCATCATCGGGTGACTTCCGCGTAGACGTGGGCAACCAAGCACAGGCAGAACTCAAGGCTCGCCTTGAATCTCTGACACAGGAACGCATCGACTCTGCTATGGCAGATGTGCGTGAACGACTTAGCACTCACCTCAAACGTATGTCAGACAGATTGACTACTGACTATGTGAACGGCGAGGCTAAGCAAAGACGCTTCCACGACACGCTTGTCGATGGTGCGCTTGAGTTGTGCGATCTCACCAAGTCGTTGAACGTAACCAATGATATGGCTTTGGAGAATGCACGTAGTCAATTAGAGCAGTTGCTTGTGGGTGTCACGCCTGCTGATCTGCGTAAGAACGAGGCCATTCGTCAAGACGTCAAGAAGAACGTCGATGCAATCCTCGACAAGTTCAACTTCTGAAAGGTACATCATGAACACTACATACCTAACCAAAGTTCGTCGCATCTTTGCTACATACGATGCACCACCTGAAACAATCCGTTACTACCAACGCCAATGGGTTCGTTCTGTACGATCTCTTGGCAACAAGTGGTTGGTTGCACGTCAGGTACAACGCTTGGAGGCGTGATGCGATTCCGCCGATCAGCTACACCCAAGAAGTATCTGACTGCGTCTGAGGTAGAGAGGCGTCTTTATGGCGCACCTCTACCCGACCTTAACAAAACTGCGCCCCCTCCTAGTGGGGGTGCCGTCGAAGCTAAACACATTCTCAACAACCTAGTAAAGAAAGAGGGAACGGTCATGCCTGATCTTCAGTCCGCTTTAAAAAATGCAATCGAAACGTGGGAACCCACCCCCACCAACAAACCAGTTCAACAACCCGAGGAAAAACCTATGTCTAAAACACCATTTGCAGTTCAGAACAACGTCACACGCGTAACATTTGATTACGTGAAACTCCACCCCGGCACGACAGCCGCCGCCGCTTGTAAAGATCTTGCTAAGAATGGGTACAAAGAGTCGTCAGTCACAGCGTTGATGGCGCAGTTCGTTCGCTCTGGTCTTGCTGTGCGAGATAACAATCACGGCTATCGCGTAGTGGTTGATGAGTACATCCCAATGAAAGCAAGCGCCAAGTACGCAAAGAAGCCAAAGGCACATTCGAAAGTCAAACCAGCAAAGGCTACGGAGTCCAAAGCTGTGGGCATTGCCGCGCTACAAACCGATGGCGCAGAAGCGCATGTAACCAAACGAGTAATGACCACAATCATCCGCGCTCGCACACCCGAGGACATCCTGAATGATATGACGGTGCTTCAAGCTAAGGAGTTGTACGAGTACTTGAAGAAACTCTTCGGCGGATAATATGACGTGGCCCTTTCCGCCATTTCCCAACCCAAAGGACAAGGGCACGCGTGTGCCCAAGTTCAACCCCGACAACCATGAGGACGCACCAATATGAAAGACATACACATCACCATGTACACCAAGGCTAACTGCCCGAACTGTGTGACTGCCAAGCTGATACTAGATGCCGCAGGGCTCAAGTATGCGGACGTTGACATTGAAGTGGGCGACCGCTTGGGCAACTTGCTCAAAGAGTTTCCTGATGCGCGTCAGATGCCGCAGATCTTTATCAACGAGCAACGTGTTGGTGGGCTTGCAGGCCTACAAAAAGCGCTTGGTCAATTAGGAGTATTAGTGTGAGTGGATTTGCAAAACAACAGCTTGCGATTGGTGGTAGTCAACCCGTACACAAGCACAAGCTGTGCAACAAATGTGAAGAGATGCGTGCCCCCGAGGGGGGCATCCAAATGAACCCGTCCAAATGGTACTGTGCAGTATGTTGGACGAAACGAACAACCACAAGGAACTTGTTAAATGCCAAGACCAAAGCCAGTTGAGCCGCTCGTGCGGGTTGACTTCCGATTAACAGAAACGCACCGCGCCATGTTGAAGCATCTGGGCGGTGTCGCATGGCTACGCAAGATGCTCGACAAGAAAGCGCCCATGCCCAAGCAATACTACAAACAAAAATCCAAGGACTGACGAAGTGTGATAAAGACGATTTGTGCAAGCCTAGTAGATGCGACCACACTTTGTCGGCAACAGGTGATCGTCAGTCCGACGACCGAAGGAAACCACTTGTTGCCACTCCCCACCGCGATACGAGGGGGCGCGGAATCTACTTAACCCCCTCACCTAATAACTGGAGAAGCAAATGGACACACAGACATACAACATTGACGGCGATCGCACCCCCATGCAAACGAGCGAGGGGCAGTTCAAAGACGCGATGCGCTATCGCAAACTGAAGTTCTTTGTTGACACACTCGTCATCATGGATAAGAACAAAGGTGCCATGCACTTTGAAACATACGAAGAGCTCGATGCCTACATCGACACCTTGAAGATCGGCAACGGCCCACTCACTATCAAAGACATCACAGCACATGCGATGGATGTATTGAAGAACGAACTCGAAATGACAATCAAGGAGTCAAGAAAATGACAAGCAAACCATTTGACTTTACAAAACCTCCAGTCAAAAGTGAAGGCGCACCCATTACATACGAAGAGCCGTCCTTGGAAGATCAGTTGATAGAAGCTATAGAAGAAGCCAAGGTGTTGCGACGCTACCGCTACATATACGACAGGCTTGCAACAATTGCCGAGGAAGGCAACCTCATGATTAACCACCCGCAACAAGGTTTTGTGTTGGTTGAAGACTTGATATGGTACATGGGAGAGCCGCGATGACGCCCGAAGTAAAAGTCAAGAAACAGATTAGAAAAATCTTAGACGAGATGGGCGCATACTATGCGATGCCCATCGGGACAGGGTACGGGAACTCAGGCGTGCCTGACTTCCTAGTATGTGCCAATGGTAGATTCATTGGCATCGAAGCGAAAGCCGGTAAGGGTAAAACCACCGCGCTACAAGAAGCCCATCTAAGCCGCATACGTGGCGCAGGGGGGACGGCAGTTGTCATCAACGAGGACAACATTCACACTTTAAAGGAGGTTTTATCATGAGCGAGTCAATGTCGCAGAAAGAGTTAGAGCAACGTGTTGCAAAGATGTCAGACGAAGAGCAGGCGCACTTCAAGTTGCTGATACACAAGTTGGTGATGTGTTATGGAGAAGGCAAAGCGCAAGCTGTTGTCATCATTGGTCGCGCAGAGGATGAGTTTGCAGGAGTCGTCACCCTAAACTGTGATGAGATGGAGGCGTCGCAACTCATGTTGGCGGCAAACGATTTTTTCGGCTTTTTAAATCTCATGGACGCACCACCAAAGGAGCAATTTAATTGACCGCACCATACAAACAACTCATCACAATAGATTTCGAAACGTATTGGGACAGCAAAGAGTACACGCTGTCCAAGATGACAACAGAGGAGTACATACGTGACCCAAGATTCAAAGCCTTTGGAGCCTGCATCCACGAGTTCGGCTCAGACAAACGCACCCAGTGGTACAGAGCAGAAGAGCTCCCGCGCATCTTGGGTTGCTATGACCCTAAGACCACTGCTGTTCTGGCTCACAACGCTCAGTTCGACGTATCTATATTGGAGTGGGTATATAACTGGCGACCATGCTTTATTTTTGATTCTCTTTCTATGGCTCGTGCTCTACGGGGCGTCGAGGTGGGAAACTCATTGATGAAACTGGCGCAGGACTTCGGCCTGCCGCCCAAGGGAGCCGCCGTCTACAACACCAACGGCATGCAAGAACTCACGCCTGAGATAGAGAAAGAACTTGCCGAGTACTGTGCGCATGATGTGTATCTTTGTGAAGAGATCTTCAAGCGCCTGCGTGCGGGGTACCCCAACAAAGAGCTACGGCTCATCGACATGACGCTCAAGATGTATACGCGTCCGCTGTTGCAGTTAGACCAACAAATGTTAATCAAGGCACTGGCCGAGGAGGGCAACGCTCGTGAACAACTATTACAGAGGCTCGGCGTGGAAGAAGCTGAGCTGGCATCGAACCCAAAGTTTGCTGAACTACTTACGAAACTCGGAGTGGTTCCGCCAACCAAGACAAGTAAAACCACAGGCAAGACGGCCCTCGCGCTTGCAAAGAACGACGCCCTTTTTCAAACGCTACTCAACAGTGAACGTGAAGACATTGCCCTACTTTGTCAAGCGCGTCTTAAGGTTAAATCAACCACTGAGCGTACCCGAGCGCAAAGGTTTCTCGACATTAGCAAACGGGGCGCTCTACCGGTGCCGCTTTCTTACTACGGCGCACAGACAGGCAGGTGGACAGCGGCCAAAGGTTCGGCCATCAACATGCAAAACCTCAAGCGAGGTTCGTTCTTACGCAAAGCAATTATGGCTCCCGAAGGTTACCAACTGGTCGTGGGGGACTTATCTCAAATTGAACCGCGAGTGCTCGCGTGGCTTTCGGATTACGAAGACATGCTCAACATCTTCAGGGCAGGTGGTGACCCTTACGCCGCTTTCGGCGCTCAAATGTTCAACATCCCGAACCTCACCAAAGAAACTCACCCAGATCTTCGACAGTCTGCGAAGTCTGCGCTCCTTGGGTGCGGGTACGGCCTCGGTTGGGCGTCGTTTGCATCGCAGTTGTTAGTAGGCTTCCTCGGTGCACCGCCTCAGAGGTATTCAAAAGACTTTGCAAAGAAGCTAGGCGTTGACTCAGAGTATGCGAGCGCGTTTGTAAAGATGTCAGGCAATGAAGAGAAGCTGTTGGAGATACCGCACACATGTACCACGCCGGAACTTCTGCATCATGCGCTTGCATCCAAGGCAATCATAGATACGTATAGGAGAACTGCGTACCCTGTTGTAGCGTTCTGGAGTCTCTGTGAAACAGCTTTGCACAGATCGCTTGTAAATGGTGAAGAACTCGTGTATAAATGCATTACGTTCCGCAAAGGCGAGATTGAATTGCCCAACGGAATGAAGTTGTTGTACCCTGATCTTCGCTATGAGAAGGACGACAAAGGTAGGAGCCAAGCAGTCTATGGGCCACACGCTACCAAGTTGTATGCAGGGAAGATAACGAACAACATCACGCAAGCTTTGGCTCGCATTGTGATGACGGATGGTATGTTGAGGGTCTCAAAGAAGTACCCGATCGCAGGCACAGTGCATGATGAACTGATTGCTGTTGTACCTGACGATGAAGTGGCTGACGCTAAGACTTGGGTCTTGGCGCAAATGACTATGGAGCCAAGCTATATGCAAGGTATTCCATTGGACGCTGACGGTGGCGCACATCGTAGATATGGGTTAGCAAAGAACTAAGGAGAAGCAATGCAGATACCAAGACGCATCAGCGTGGGCAAGAAGACGTACGAGATTACGCGCCCACAAACAATACAAGACCCCGCCGCCATGGGGCGCACGTACTTCGACGAGAACCGCATCGAGATTGCCAAGTTCGACAATCACGGCAACACGTTTGAGCAAGAAGAGATCGACGACACTTTCTGGCACGAGCTAACGCATGCCATCCTGTACGACATGGGTCACGACCTATGCGCCAACGAGCGCTTTGTTACAGCTTTCGCCAATCGTTTATCTGACGCAGTCAACTCCGCAAAATTATGAAACAACCCGCATGGTCACACTCCTCCCTCAAAGACTACGAGGGATGCGCCCGTAGATACCAAGAGGTCAAGGTCTTGAAGAACTACCCGTTCGTTGAGACTGAGGCAACACGCTACGGCAATCAGGTGCACGAAGCGATTGAGTTCTATATTCGGGACGGCAAACCAATCCCGCCTGAGTACGAGCAGTTCAAGCCTGTGGTGGACGCCATGCTGAAAAAGAATGGGCGCAAGCTAGCTGAGTTTGAGATGGCGCTGACTGTTGACCTTAAGCCCACAGGTTGGAGAGAAAAAGACGTATGGGTGCGCGGCATTGCTGACATCCTTGTCGTTGATGACGACAACCTTACGGCGTGGGTGGGCGACTGGAAGACAGGCAACAACAAGTACCCAGACAGAGATCAGTTGGTGCTCATGTCACTCATGGTGTTTGCTCACTTTCCACACATCCGCAAAGTTAACTCTGCACTTTTATTCATTGTCAAGAACGACATGGTCAAGATGTCCATGGCGCGAGAAGACATCGACAAACACTGGTGGGACTATCGTGAGCGTACAGCGCGGCTTGAAGCAAGCTTTGCCAACGACGTGTGGAACCCGAACCAAACACCTTTGTGCGGTTGGTGCCCAGTAAAAACCTGCGAATTCAACAAGAAACACTAGGAGAAACAGATGGCTTTACATCCCGCAAACGAATTCACAATGACACCATGCAAGTGCCACATTTGCTATGAAGACATACGAGAAGACCAGACTGCTATTGAGCACTCAGGACAGGGCGTTATGTCACAAAGTAAAGACCCTCGTTTTAAAGCACTGCACGACCACATCGATGGCTACGTGGCATTGTGGTTTCACCCAGAATGTGCGACAGTCATGGCGTTGCGTTTAGCCCATGATGTGATGCGCATCAAGATGGACAAAGACCAACCCGCCCGAGTTGTAGACAGCTTGAAGGCGGTATCCAGAGTTAACCAAGCAAGATAGGAACTAACATGCCTTACGTAAACAAACCCCGCCCCTACGCCAAAGAGTACGAGCAGTACGATGGCACACCCGCTGTGAAAAAGAAACGCGCCGCTCGTAACAAAGCACGCGCCATGATGGAGAAAGAAGGCCTCGTGCACAAGGGTGACGGCAAAGATGTTGACCACAAGAAAGCGCTATCAAAAGGCGGCAAGACTGTGCGCTCAAATCTGCGCGTCAAGGATGCAAGTGCGAACCGTTCATACGCTCGCAAGTCAGACCACTCAATAAAATAATGTCACTCTTAAACAACCTATTCGGTAGCGGCGCTCAAAACGCCGCGCAGGGAATGCAAGGTGCGTGGAGCAACAGCCTTGTTGGAAACGCACAGCTAGCGCAACAGCAACAGATATATAACACCGCGCTTTCAAATTCGGCGGCGCAACAACACACAGGAAAGATCACAGGCGAAACACATCAGCCTGCCACAAGCAAAGAGCTTGAACATGAAGCGTACAACGTGTCAGTCAGTTCGCTAATCGATCTCTGGGTAACACGTTATGGAAACGAATGGATTGACCTAGTGGATGTTGAAGGCGATAACTTCTTTAGGTTAGCGTACCGAAGGCTCAAACAAATGGGCGAGCTCGAGACGCACTACCTTACAGATCGAGCGCGATACGTGTGCCGCAGACCAGAATAAATCAAGGAGAAGCAAATGGCAAAAGTAAAACAAATGTTAATGAACCCGTCACAGATAGCTGTTGCAAAACACATGGGGATGACCATAGAGCAATACGCAAACTTGTACAACTCAGTGCTCCCCACAACCATGACCACGTTCAACCCCAACAAAGACCCTGTGTACTCAATACCTTTATCAGAGCTAGTCAATCTGTGGCGTGCACGTTTCGGAGATACGTGGGTAGATGTGTCAGAGTTAGAAGATGACTTTTGGTGCGATGCTTCCGCACGACTGCACCAAAACAAAATGATGGAAGAACTTAACCACCGCTCAGATACAACGCCATGGTCTAGGCTGAAGGAAGATGCGTAATGCAAATCGTTGAAGACAAAGCGCTCGTACTGCGCACACGCAACCCACACAAGTACGCCATCATTCCTAAACACAAGGTGCTGTCTGAAGAGAACGGCATCTATGAAGTTGCTGTGTACTGGGGGCTTGATGAAGCGCGAGTGCTACGCAACCTTGGTGTGAAGGATGTGCCGTCGCCTATCACTAGGCGCTACGACTGGCCGGGAAAGTTTATACCAATGGCTCACCAAATAGAGACAGCGGCTTTCCTCACATTACACCGCAGAGCGTTCTGTTTTAACGACCCCGGCACTGGCAAGACTTTGTCTGCGCTATGGGCGGCTGACTTCTTGATGAAGCGTGGTGAAGTTCGTCGTGTGTTGATTCTCTGTCCACTGTCTATCATGCACAGCGCATGGATGGGTGACATCAACCGCAGTGTTATCCATCGCTCCGCCATCGTCGCTCACCATACGCAAGCCTCACGGCGCATAGAGATGATTCAGCAGGACTACGAGATCGTGATTGCCAACTACGACGGCCTGAACTTGATTGCCTCTGAGATCAACGCTGATGGTAGGTTCGACTTAGTGATTGTTGATGAGGCCAACGCATACAAGAACCCGTCTACACGCAGATGGAAGACCCTTGCGTCAATCATCAAGCCCGAGACATACCTGTGGATGATGACTGGTACGCCTGCATCGCAGTCACCTGTGGATGCGTATGGCTTGGCAAGGCTCGTGAACCCAAGCGGTGTGCCTAAGTTCCAGACATCATGGCGCGACAAGGTGATGAACAAGATCAGCATGTTCAAGTGGTCACCCAAAGCCAACGCAAGAGATCTTGTGTTTGATGCGCTACAGCCTGCAATACGTTTTGCAAAAGAGCAGTGTCTCGACTTGCCCCCAGTCATCACAGTCACACGCGAAGTGCCGATGACTCCACAGCAAGCGAAGTACTACAAGCAACTCAAAGAACAGATGCTCGTCCAAGCTGCGGGGGAAACAATCAGCGCAGTCAATGCAGGCGTTGCTGTAAACAAGTTGCTACAAATCAGTTGTGGTGCCGCATACACAGACGAGAAAGAAGTCGTGGAGTTCGATGCCGCACCGCGCCTTGGCGTGCTTGAAGAAGTGCTTGAGGAGACAAGCCGCAAGGTCATCATCTTCGCGCTGTTCCGCTCAAGCATTGACACCATCGTTACATATCTCACCAAGCACGGCTATGCCGTTGACCAGATTCATGGCGACGTGTCTGCAACCAAGCGTGGTCAGATCATTAACGACTTCCAGACCACCAACAACATACGCGTGTTGGTGTTGCAACCACAAGCGACAGCCCACGGGATTACCCTGACTGCCGCTGATACTGTTGTCTTCTTTGGTCCACTAATGTCTGTTGAGATGTATACGCAGTGCATAGCACGAGCCGACCGCAAAGGTCAAGATTCCGACAAAGTTACTGTGGTACACATTGAGTCAAGCCCCATCGAGAAGAAACTTTTCAAAGCAATGAATACAAAAGTTTCTGACCACGCACTGCTTGTCGGCATGTTCGACAGCGAAGTAAAAAATAATTAAGAAAGGAGTTGCAAATCAATTCAGTCGTGCTATGCTGTCAAACCATTGACAATAAAACTATTTCAGGAGAAGCAAATGTTGAACATAGATGATGAGGAGCCAACTCCTCAGGAAGCGCCGTCAGAAGTCACTGTCCCCATGGACAAGTTGGCAAAGGTGTACCGCAGGATGCAGTCACGCATACAAGAGTTAACCACTCAGTATGAGTCTGAGATTGAGGACATCAAGCGTCAGCAAGACGTGGTGAAGATCGCGCTCAAAGACCAGATGCTCAAGCTAGGCGTATCAAGCGTGCGCACAGACCAAGGCACAGTAGTACTGTCTACCAAGACACGCTACAACACACAGGACTGGGACTCGTTCAAAGAGTTCATCAAGGAACACGATGCGTTGGACTTGTTGGAGAAGCGTATTGCGCAGACCAACATGGCAACCTTCTTGGCCGACAACCCCAGTCTAGTACCCGCAGGGCTTAACTCTATGACAGAGTACGCCATTTCAGTTCGTAAACCAACTAAGTAATTAGGAGAAAACCATGAGCAACGTAGCTCTTTTCAACCCATCCCAAGCCCCCGCGTTCGCAAAGAACCGCAAAGAGTTGTCCCCCATTGCCAAGGCGCTAGCCGGTGGCTCAGTCGGTGGTGGCGGCAAACGTATCTCCATCAAGGGCGGCGTGTTCCGTCTGATTGATGGTGGCAAAGAGATCGCCGCAATCGAAGACCGCTACCTCGACGTGGTGGTTGTCAATGCCGCGCCTGATGTTTCACGTGTGTTTTATGCAGGCTCCTACGACAAGGACGCCGCCGCCTCTGCGCCTGACTGCTGGTCGCAAGATGGCAAGTTACCAAGCCCTGACGCTAGCAACCCACAGAGCTCCAAGTGCGATGGTTGCCCCAAGAACATCGCCGGTTCTGGTCAAGGTAACAGCCGCGCTTGCCGCTATCAGCAACGTGTTGCTGTGGTGTTGGCCAACGACATGGAAGGCGCAGTCATGCAGTTGACTCTGCCCGCTACGTCAATCTTTGGTAAGGAAGAGGGCGACAACCGCCCCTTGCAGGCATACGCCCGCTACTTGGCCGCGCAGAACATTGACCCATCTGAGGTCATCACACGTATGAAGTTCGACACCAAGTCCGAGTCACCCAAGCTCCACTTCAAGGCTATGCGTTGGTTGACCGACGACGAGTTCCCAACCATTCAGCAACAGGGCAAGACTGACGCCGCGATCAAGGCGATCACAATGACTGTGGCTAAAATGGACAACGTGTCTGCCCCTGCGCCTTTAAAGCTTGAAGGTAAGCGCCCTGCCGCCGCCCCTGCACCCGAGCCAGAGGAAGAGGCACCCGCTCCCGCACCGAAGGCTAAGACCAAGGCCAAGCCTGCCCCTCTGCCTGCCGAGGACGACGAGGAGCCAGTGGTGCGCAAGGAAGAGAAGAAGCCCAACGCTGTGCCCAAAGCCAAGGCTGACCTCTCTGCCATGGTCGACGACTGGGACGAGAACGAGTAAAGGAATACGAGGCGGTGCCTCTGGGGGTTCCCGGGGGATGCAACACCGCCTCACCTACACCATGCCATATTCACCACAAGTAATCAGCGCAGTCAAGAAAGCGCCTAAGACGTTGGGCAACCAACTCGGGCGATGGGCTGTGCACCACGACTTCCCAGTCACGAAACTAGCAAAAGTAACAGGCGCTTCTCGGCAATCTGTTTACAACTGGTTCAATGGCGGGGAAGTATTCGTGGCCTACCGACCAACAGTCGAGGCCGTTCTTAAAATTTTACAGTCGTCAAGTACAGGCGACGAAGCTTGGAGGAAGACATGCAAGGCGTTCAACCTAAAAACCTGACAGACGAAGAACTGTTGCGCCACGTGTACCTGATGGGCAACGAGAACCTGCCAAAAGAGTGGGTGGAAGAGCTTTGCGTGCGCTTGGCCAGAGCCATTGACGAACTCGCAGAATACGACGAAGACCTATAAACCAAAGGACAAACATGACATCCGCTGAATTTTTAGCGGTGGTTCTGCCGTCCGAAGGCTTCGGACTTTACTGCGCGGTAGAACTCACAAAGAAGAAAGAGCATGTATATGCAGACAAGATTGATGACCTCATCCCGACGATCGAGCAGTGGCACGCAAACAACTACGACGTTTTCTATGGCGTAGCTACCTTCGACAAGAAGCGCGGCGCTGAAGAAGCTCAGTACCTCAAGGCGTTCTTTGTTGACTTGGACGGCTATGCTACCAAGAAAGCGGCGGCTGATGCGCTGATTGAGTTCCTGACAAAGTCTGGACTTGACTCGCTCGGTACGCCATGGGTGGTTGACTCAGGCGGTGGCTTGCATTGCTACTGGCCGCTGAAGGACGAGATTCCTGCGGCTGTTTGGAAACCTGTTGCTGAGAACTTGAAGCGTCTGTGCAAACAGGAGGGCTTCACCATTGACATGGCTGTGACGGCCGACACTGCGCGTATCTTGCGCGTGCCCGGAACTGCCAACAACAAGAAGAAGTACGCGACGCCGCGCCCTGTCCGCATAGTCCAAGAAGGCGATATTTTTGACTTTTCGACTTTTTCGCCACTTGTTTACGAGAAGTTGGAAGAGGTTCCTGCACCCCCTGCGCCCAAGGTAGACCTCCCCGGTCAACGCCCCACAGCACAGACACGCGGTCAGGTTAAGCTGATTCAGGATAGCTTCACGCTGTTTGCCAACTTTGAGAACCAGTGCGGTCAGGTTCAGGACTACATCGCCACAGCTACGGACGACGGCAAGGAACCCATCTGGCGCGGTTTGCTGTCATGGGCGAAGGTCTGTGAGGATGGTGCAGAGAAAGCAATCTGGCTGTCGGACATGCACCCGTACCCACACGAGCGGATGCACCAGAAGCTTGGCGAGATCAAAGGGCCATACGCCTGCATGAAGATGGACAGTGAGAACCCCGGCATCTGCACGAAGTGCAAGCACTGGGGCAAGATCACCAACCCGCTGATACTGGGGCGCGAGATCAAGGTGGACAACACCGCCAAAGAGATCATGCTGTCTGCGCCAGTCGAGGAAGACTTCGATGAAAGCGAGCTTGACTCTGAGGAATCCTACGAGCCAGAAGATACGGGTTTACCCTTAGCACCTAGCGTAGTACGGCCTGTACCGCCACGCGGTTTCAGCTACGGCGAGCATGGGGGCGTGTACTGCACACGCACTGAGGAAGATGAAGAGGGCAAGAAGTCCAAGAAGAATATTCAACTGGTTCCCTACGACTTGTTTGTGGTTGACCTGTTGAAGATGGAGAACGACCACCTGATTCACATGGCCGCTGTGCGTCCCGAAGGCGTGCAAACGCTGAACTTCCCACAGAAGTCTATTGTCAGCAAGGACGAGACGCTCAAGTGGTTGGCCAGTCAGAACATCGTCAGCACCTTTGCGGGTCACGACAAGACGTTGTTTGAGTATGTGCGTGCATGTGTGGGCGAGGCTTCTCAGAACCGCAAGCCGATCGAGGTGCCGTTCCAATGTGGGTGGCAGGCAGACCAGTCGTTTGTGTACAACAACCGCGTGTTCAGTAAAGATGGGCGCGAGACTCGCATCCCCATGCCCGGGCTTGAGAACATCAACCGCAATACCAACGGCAGGGGCGACCTTGATACGTGGCGTAACTTGTGGCAGACAATCTTTGTGGAGAAAGAAGGCATGGAGACGGCCTTGGCTGTGGCTCTGGATTCCTTTGGATCACCGCTTATGCGCTTCACAGAGTACGAAGGCTTCGTCTGGCACATCGGCTCTCAGTGGTCTGGCACTGGTAAGTCTTTAGTACTAAGTGCAAAGGCAGGCGTCTGGGGTCACCCACTGCGCTACCGCACAGGCAAGAGTACGTCACCTGTTGCTATGCAACAACGGGCGGGTTTGCTTAACAGCATGCCGCTTCTGATCGACGAGATCACCAACACTCAGCGCAAGGACATGGAGTGGGCACCCGCCTTTATCTTTGACTACGCCGAGGGTCAGGGCAAGGAGCGTATGGAGTCCGGCTCCAACAAAGAGCGTATCAACAACAGTACGTGAACTGCTACCTGCACAATGACTGGTAACGAGAAGCTGACCGACTACATGGCGGGGGCACGTAAGCACAGTTCAAACGGCGAGCTTCTGCGTATGCTTGAGTGGACGCCGCACATTAAGCTGAAGTTTACTTCCGAAGAGCGCAGGACTTTGCTTGAGGTCAAGCGTAACTACGGCGTGGCAGGCGAAGCTTGGGTGCGTTGGCTGGCGGTAAACCAGAAGACTGCTGAAGAGATTGTGCGTAAAGTTCACGTCCACTTAAAGAAGGTCCTCAACTTCAACGACGACGAGCGTTACTGGCACGCAGGCTGTACTACAACTGTAGCGGCGGCAATTCTGTTGCGCAAAGAATACGCAGGCATCCTAGACGTGGAGATCAACAAAGTCATCAACGCTCTCAAAGGACTTGTGGAAAAAGGCCGTGGCATTATCAAGAACAGCGTGCGCTCTGCTGAAGATGTATTGAACGCCTACATCGGTGACAACTACGGAAGCTTCATTGTTCTGAAGAAAGTCGAGGGCAAAATCTTGGCAGCGTGGGGCGATAACGGCGACATCGTTGACCGCTCGACCACCAAGAGCAAGGTGCTCGGCAGGGTGGAGCACGGCATCCTAACGCCGGGGTATCGGGAGTTTTACATTGAGGAGCAACTTCTCAAGAAGCACTGCGTAACCATGAGCTTTGGCTACGATGAGTTCAAGGCGCAGATGGAGGAGTTGTTTACCTGCAAGTACGTCAAGAAAGATATGCTGTCCCGTACCAACGGTCCTGCCATGCGCGTCAACACCATGCACATAACCTTTAGGGACGAAGTCTTCGATGGAAATAATCTATCCTTGGGCGAAGCTAAAGCCGGGTGAGGGCTTCTTTGTCCCGGGACTGGACGTTGAAAAGGTGAGGGAGTTAGGCTTACGTGCCGCTCTCCCTCACCGCATTCAAGCGCGGGCTATCGTGGGCATCAGGAAAAACCAGTTAGGTGTATGGTTTTATCGGAAATTTCCCGCGTCATATTCGCAAGAGCAATCTTCATCTTCCTAATCTCGTCCAACTGCTTGCGCTTGGCTTCTGCTGAAAGGCTTGACGCCGCTACTGCACGCTCCGCCTGTGTCAGCTTGTTCATGTTGGCTTTGAACTTGTCGCCAAGTTCTGCTTCCATGTACTCGTTGCCGCGCTTAGTCAGCAAGGCCATCGCCTCCGGTGTCTTGCCTTCTTTGAAGAGAGTGCGCACAGTACTGCGGACACGCTCATCTTCGTTCAAACGCATATAAATAGAGTTGATAATGCCGCCTGCATCGTTTGGTTGGAACACGCCGCCCACAACTGGGTACTCGGACAAGCGCTTGACTGCCTGCTCGGGTGTCTCTTTAGCGGGTACGCCAAGGCTGATTGCATGCAAGAACGCCAGACCCATGGTGCCGGTATAGCCGCTGACAAGCGCCTCCATCTTGATGGGGGACAGGCCAAAAGTTTGGCCAACCAGCTTAGCCGCTTCGGATGTATTAACGCGGTACTGCTCTTCAGGCAACAGCTTCTTCTCGCGCTCTGACAGGATGTCTCGGCCTGTGTAGAACGACTTCTCAAGCGCCGTCTCCACAACAGGTTTCACAGCCTGAGGCAGAGGAATCAGCGTTGGAATCTTCAGGCCGCCACCAATGTCGATGGTGGGCATGCTTGAGCCGCCGGGAATCGTCTGAATCAGAATTTGATTAAATGCCTGTACAGCTTCCTCGCCGCCATGCTTCTGGGTCATGCTGTTGTAGAGCGCCTCAGGAATCGCCTTGAAGATGTATCCAATCTCGAATGGAATTGGGAACTTCACAGGCTCGTCCAGACCGGGCACACGAATAAACCAGTTGCCATACTTCTGATCTGGCGTAGCGTTCTTGTAGGCTTCGTCGTCCTGCATCATCATGGCGTAGAGAATGGTTGCGCCTGCCATGAAGCCGCCACGCATCAACAACTTCTCACGAATACGCAGTTGGTCGTTGAACGGCATCTTGCCAGACAGCGCCTTGTACATCACGTTCAGACCTTGGATCTGTGCATTGAAGAACGGGATCAGTGCGTTGGCTACGTGGATGCTTGGAGAAGCGCCGCGCTTGTTAAAGTTCATGGACTCCAAAGCCATCATCGTAGCTTCCATCTCAGACAAGCCCTGCTCAATGTAGCTGTTGTACTGGGCACGACGAGTAGCCGCATCCAGTTCCATACTTGTAGCTTCCAAAACGCCAAGGGCTTTCATCCATCCGGGCTTGCCGTCGGAGATCTCGCGCAGAATCATGGACAAGTCCTCGCTTGTACCTTTGAACTGCTGACCGCCAGTGATACCGCGCTTCTCCAAAACTTGTTTGGTAGCGCTGTTAATTTCCTTGACGGCTCCAATGATGGGCATGAAGTCAGCGCCAGACAAGATAGGCGCGGCCAACGAGTCACGGAACAACTGGCGCATCATGTACACGGGGCTCAGCGTAATAGCTTTACGTAAACCTTGTGCGGGCAGAGCCATGGCACGCAGGATGAACGGCATCTGTGTTGGGATACCTTCCATGCCCTTAACCAAGATGTCGGCAGGCACGCCTGTCTCAAACTCCTTGTTGCCAATCTTCACCTTCTCTGTAGCGATTACCGCGTAACGGTCATCTCCATCTACTTTTAATTTGACGACGTCTGTGCCTTCAGCTTTTTTCACAAGCGTGGCAGCCTTCAAGTCAATCAACTCCATGATCGCGTTCTTGGTTGCAAGATTGCGCATGCCCATGTCCACCAACATGTTGGTGTTCTGCACCGAG